TGGTTAAAAAATTAAATTTTTTAATAATTTATTATAACATTTTTACTTTAAATTATATTCACACTTTCTACAAATAGAATATTTCTTATTTTTATAAAAAGGTAGTGGATTATCAAACCATTTAACATTCTTTTTTTTTTATCACATACTTCACAATATGAAAATCTATTTTTTCTATACATAGATAATTATTTAAAATATCTTTAATATTTATATTATTTGATGCTTGAATATCCATATTAGTTTATTTTATTGACTTAATTTAAAATAAAAAAAAATCAATTTTAAAAAAATTTTTTAAGTAAATATTTATGTTATAAAATGAATATACCTAATGAAAACCTCTGGTTAAAAAATTAAATTTTTTGTAATGTTTTAATATAATTTAAGTGTGGTTCAGCTTTTTTTATGATTTTTTGATGTTGTGTATAAAAATCAAGTTCTTCACGATTTTTAGGTTTATATGTATGTGGTTTATATGTGATAATAAAATCATGAATATCATATAATTTTTTAGCAAATTTACTTATTTTACAAAAATCTTCATAGTCTTCTTCACTAACATTATATTTAAAATTTTTCTTCCAATAAATAATTTTAACCCTTTTCTTTTCTTTTTCTTTCATATATATTTTTTGTTCTTCTTGATTATCAAAATATTTATCTAATTTACAACAATATAATTTTGATGGCATATTTACTATTATATATTAATATAAAATATTTTTTAAATAATTTATTTATATATATAAATAAACTTTAAAAATACTTTTTAGAAAAAAGTAAAATCAAAAAGATAGTAGTTTAAATCAAACATTTTTGATTAGTATAATTATTTAGTTTTAAAAACATGGATCAAAGGTGCTATTTCTTGTTGGAAATAGTCATTCTTAACTTTTTTTTTAATTTCAGGATTAAACCCGTGTGCCTTATCAATTTGATCTAACATAACATTAAGTAATTCAATTTCTTCAAGAATGTATTTCATCGTGATTTTCTTTTTTTTCTTTTTCATCATATACCTTTTTATAATATAAACATTTTAAATGTTTTAAAGATTTTGTATGTTTTAAATAATTTTCATTTTTCATTATCTTATTACAAATTTTACATAAAATAGGTTTATTTTTTAATAATTTAGTAGCTGGATTAAAAGAACAACAAACATTTAATAAATATTTTTTTTTATTATACCTTTCTTTACTAATCCATAATTGTTCGTAAGCTTGTAATTGTAATTTATTATTATATTTATCTATATTATGAATTTTATATACTTTTAAACAAAAAATCAAAAAATCATTAGTTCCATATTTATCAAAATAATCATATATTCTGTAGTGTGATTTATATATACCTGATTTATAATATTTATATTGTAATTTATGTTTTTGTAGTCTTTTTTGTAATGTTTTAAATGTAGAACCTATATATACAATATTAGTATTATATTTATATACAATTTTATATACAATTCCACAAATATACATATATATATAAATTATAAATATCTTTTTAAATCATAAACATAAACTTATAAAAAAAAAACTTATATAAATAGAAAAAAATATTTTTTTATTTTTCTTCAACTTCAATTTGATTTACAATTTTGGTTTGTAAGTTTTCTAAAGTTTGTGATTTATTTTCTACTTCTTTTTTGCCATCTTCATATCCTAATTTATATGCTTTATAATATTGAGGACATATATCTTCTCCATTATTAGAAACAAAATCATTACCGCTAATTTTACACTTTTTAATCATTATATTTTATAATATATTTAAAATTTAATTTAAAAATCTCATAGGTAATTCTTTTGAATTTAATTCGTCCTCAATTAAATCAGTTTTTTCAGGGTGTTCTTTTTCAACATCTTTATTCAATCTGACTTTTCGTTTTTTATTTTTTGTGATTATTTTTTTTACTATTAATTTCATATATATTTATAAATTAAAAAAGTTTAAATCATACTTTTTAAAAAAAGTAATATCAAAAATGTTTGATTTAAACTTTTTAAAGTTTGTTTAAATCAAAATATACCATAGCTATAATTAATACAATCAATAATAAAATTTAGTCTTTTTAATTTTAAGACTTTAACATTTTCATTTAATGTATTATCATTTTGTATATGATTTCTTTTACTTATATAAAAGTCTAATTGAATTTTAGCAAAATCATATTCTTCAGGATAAACCCATGAATAATAAAAAGACATATAACTTTATCAAATAAAATTATTTAAATCAAAATTATTTTTAACATATATTTTATTATTTTTTATTCCTTTTAAATTTTGAAACATACTTGATTTAATACCTTTTTCTATTTTAGGATTTCTATTTCCAATTTTATTTTGTATTTGTGATTTAGATTTTATAGGTTCAATTAATTTAGTTATTTGACTATAATCCATTATATATATAATATTATATTTTAAACTTTTAAAAAAAGTTTTATCAAAAATGTTTTGCCTTTGCTTTTACAAAAGCATATTAATCTAATTTATGATAAATAGTTTCTGCGGTTGATTTAGAATGTAGCATATCTTTACCTAATTCTTTTTTTTCTTTTAAAGTCATATCCGTATCGTTATATTTATGACTAATATATATACTTCTTAATAAACTAGTAGAAACAGTTTTACCTTTATAATTTTCAAATAAACTATTTAAATTTTTAGTTATACCATTAGCAGTCATGGGTGTATTATCTTTAACATTAATTAATAAATAATCACTATTAGTAATATCTAACCAATCTTTGATTAATTTTTTTAAAACACGATCTTTAAATTCTATGATTTTTTCACCACTATATTTTTTTGTTTTATATTCATTTAATTTAAAATATGATTTACTTTTATTTAAAATCAAATAATTTTTATCAGGATCGGTTTTAGTATCTTTTGATAAAACTTTCATTTCAGCAAAATCATTTCTAATCACAGGGAATGCAACACCTGAATATAAATATAAAAGTAAATATTGCTGAATTAATATTTTTTGTTTATTAGTTAATTTATTAGGGTCTGCTTCTAAATAAGGTTTAGTATCTTTTTTTAAAGTTTTTAAAAGTTTTAATATATCATTATAATCAAGCCAATTTTCATTTTGTTGTTTTGATTTTTCTTGATTTTCATAATTATCCATAATATTTTCTTGTAAATTTTTGATTTTATTATTATATTTTTCTAAAACTTTTTCAAAATCTTTATGATTTTGTATAGCGACAACAACAGCAACTAAATAATTTTTTAAAGTTGTATTTGCTTTTTTATTTAATACTTCTAATACTTTATCATAATTTTTAAGAAAATCAAGATTTTTAATTTCCCTATGACCGTTGATTAATTTATGTAAAATATGTAAATTAGCAATATAAGTTTTAATACTTACATCACTAGCATTTGGTTTATTATTTCTGACTAATTTTTCTAAATCCATTTATATATTTATATTATATTTTTATTTTTAGATTTTTTATTTAAATAATCAATTTAATCATCCTCAATCATACAAATACTTAATCTTTTACACTTTTCACTTTTTTTATGTCTATTTAAATTAAATTTATTAACTTGTGTTCCACATAAATCACACATTACTTTTTGATTTATTTCAGTTTTATTATTTTTATAATATTCTTTTTTTCTTTCACTTATTTTATCTTTATTATTTTCACGATATTCTTTTTTTTTTTGACTTATTTTATCTTTATTAACTTCATTTTATTCTTTATGATATTCTTTTCTTTTATTTTTATTTTTTTCAACCCATTCTTTTTGTTTTTGTCTTATTTTATCTTTATTTTTTTCTGTCCATTCTTTTTTTGTTCTTGTAGGTATATTTTTATTAATACAAGTATTATTTTCAATATAATATCTTTCCCTTTGTTGTAATTCATATTTATTATTACAAGCATAAGTTTCTAATAATAAAATTTCAAAATCACCATTTTTTATAATTTCAAAAGAAGTCATATAATGTTGTTTTTTTTTTAAATAATTTTTATAATCTACTATATGCCTTTGTAATCGCTGACTTAAATATTTTTCTGCTGTAGAACCAATATAAATATTATTATTAGTTTTATCTACAATTTTATATATTTTACCTTGCTGATAATTCACCATTCTTATCTTTTTTTATCTTTTTAATTTTAAATCATTTATATATATAAATCAATTTATTCATCATCAACAATTTCTAAATTATTAAAACCTTTATGAATTCTACTATTTATAGGCATCTGTAAATTTATAAACATAAAGTTAAATTTTTCATCAAAAATATAATCCATTATATCAAAAGCTTTATCTTTATCTAATGGAATATACTCTTCAGCCATCACTTCTTTTTCTTTTTTAGTAGAATTAAAGAAAAAAATTTGA